TTGGACTGCGCCGGCTTCTCCGGGGTGATGACGGCTTCGTTGCTCATCGCTGTGCCGAACTGGTCCTTGCAGGCCTTGCGCATCCTGAGCACCGACAGCTCGTCGGCTGCGTAGGTCTTGGCGATCTGCTGGCCGACCGCCCCGCTGATCAGCAGGAGCGTCTTTTCCAGGCGAACTGTCGGATAGCACGAGACGATGCCGCGGATGAAGACCGAGAACAGCGTCCCGATCAGGGCAAACATAACAGCGTCTTCGGCTTTGACTGGGTTTTCCTCGCTCATTTCCTTCAGCACCTTCCTTCGGGTTCGGCGTTCATAAGATGGATCAGTGCGGCATCGACGCAGACCTCTATCTCCCTGTGCCGCTCAGGGCTGATCTCGCACCTGCTGGCCGCCTCGATGTCCTCGTTGGTGACGCCGACCGACGAGTTGCGGGCAAAGAAATATCCGTCGTTGGCGAGCGGCACGCTGATGGTCATCGTCGCTCCCCGTTGATCAGCTTCGGGTCGTGTGGCGGCTGGCTGAGCACCTGCAGCGTCGCCCGGTTGGCATCGACCATGTCGTTGCGGAAGCTCTCGACGGCGGCGCCGGTCTGCCGCTGCATCTGCGAGTTCTCGATCAGCAGCGTCGGCAGCCACGCCAGCGAGCAGTTCCAGAAGTCCACGCTGTCCTCGCTCTGCGGGTTCTTGCCGCGAATGTGAACCCACAACGGGCACTTGTGGCAGACCTTCGACATATCCTGCTTGTGCAGCGGGCAAATCTTGCCTTTGTCGGCTTGCGGAATCTGTGCCATCTCAGTTCTTCGTGCAGATGATGAGATCGACGTACGTCACGCGCAGGTCGATCGGGTGGGTGTGGGCGTCGCCGTTGCCGGCGCTACCGCTGGCAGTGCCGGGAGACGTAGTGGTAACCACATTGCTACCGCCGCCGCCCATCGAGGGTGTTGGGCTTGCCGGTTCGGTGTAAGTGTGCGTGTGCGCCGCCAGTTCGCCGACGGTCAGCGAGTGCCCATCGGTGGCCGTTCGACCGAACACCGTAGAGAACCCGACACTGCCTCCCGAGCCGCCGCCCGACGTGCCGGAAACCACGCGCAGCGCCTTGTTGTCGTGCGTCGTCGACTTCGTCCACCCGGTCGGCGCCGCTGCCTGGGCGAACAGCATCGCCGTGCCGGCCGGGATAGTTGTGCCTCCGCCTCCGCCGACCGTGCCCACAGCCGTCATCACGAACGCGGTCGACGCCATTCGGGTCGAGCTGTCGCCCGGCGACTGGGTCGGGACCGTGCAGGTCCCGTCGAGTGCGAGGTCTCGACCGACCCCGTTCGCCGCAGCCAGCCTGCTGGTGTCGGTCGGGTGAATGTGGTCGATCTTGGAGCCGTAGGTCGAGGTGCCAGCAGACGCCGTGCCGTTGACCTTGATCTGGGAGGCTTCGGTGGACTGCGCCAGCTGCGCTATGACGTAGGCCGTGGACGCTATCGCCGTTGAGTTGACGTTGCGCGCCTGCGTTGCGACGGTGGCAGTTCCTGTGAACGCGGGACTGGCGAGCGTTGCGTAGGCCGCGAGGTCCGGGAGCGGGATGACGGCGAACGCACCGTCGCCGCGCAGGAACGTAGCCGTGCCGCCTGACAGGCCGGGGCAGAGACCGGAGCCGCCGACCTGGGCGACCGTCAGCATGCCCATCAGCGTTGCGATGCTAATCGCCTGTGGCGACGCCGACCCCGACATGGAGTTGGCGACCACCGTGTGTGGGTCGATTCCCTCCAATGAGGAGAGCGGCACGTTCGAGAGCGGCGGCGCGGTGTATGGGATGCGCGACCACGTCGAGCCTGAGAACAGCGCCTGATCGCCGACCGACCACGACGAGATGCCGTCGAGCGTCGTCGTGCCGGCCACGCTGACGATGTAGAAGTCGCCTCCCGTCCCCGACCCCGACGTGAGGTGAGGCGTGTTGGTGTTGGCGTTCCACGTGCCCTTGAATGTCAATCCCGCGAACGGCAGCTGCGCCAGCGGCACGATCCCGCCCGAGTCGAGCGTCGCGACGCCGTTCGGCTGCCCGAGCTTGTTGCCGATGAACGCCGTGGTCGACACCCGGTCTGACGTGTCTCCATCCGGAGGCGTCGGCGCGGTCGGTATGCCGGTGAAATTAGGCGACTCAAGAGGTGCGAGACCGGCTGTGCCGATGGCTGCTGCCGCAGAGGCCGCCTGCAGCGCCGATATCTGGCACTGCGCCAGGATCGACTTGCATTCGCCGATGACTTGATCAATTTCAGTTGGCATGTGCCTCTCCGTCGTCGAGGATGGCTACGACGAGCTTGTCCTTGACGATGACGTCGAGCAAAAACTGAATCAGGCGACCTTCGTCCATCCCGCGCTTGAGCGCCTCGACGGCCAGGTAGGAGCGCGATCCTCCGCCTCTGCGGTCGGCGCGTCTCGGCAGACCCATGCGCTTGGCCTGCGTCGAGACGTGCGCTTCCGTGCACCCCCACCTGCTGGCGAGGACGCGTATGGGCGCCCACGTCGGCCAGAACCTGCGCAGCTGGGCCTGCTGCTCGGGCGTGAGAGTGACCGGCGCCAATTCGTTGTAGCTCACGGCAGCTGCCCCCAATGGGCGCCGACGTAGAGCGCAGCCACCGACAGCGCCGTGAACAGCACCATGAGCGAGAGTTCCTTCACGCGAACCCCGCTATGACGCTGCGCGAGGTGCAGCGGCAGTTGATGAGCTCGCCTGGAAACACGTTCCGCCCCTCCGTCGGATCCCACATGCCGCGTTTCACGTCGTAGGTCTTGCCGCTCATGCGGACGTGACTGGCCCGCTGCGTCTTGCCGCCGCCGCTGTGCTGCCAGACGGCTTCGGTGATGCCCAGCTCCGTCTGTCGCGCCCGCGTGAAGGCAGACGTCGCCTTGTTGTTCTGGTCGCGGGCGATGAGCGCGGCGCGCTTCTTCGTGACGCCAAGCCTTGATTGCAGGTCGCCCGAGAGCTGTGAGAGGTCGCGCCCCGTCTGCACCGACCGCATGACCATGCCCTCGACTTGGGAGAGGTACTGCCGCGGGATGGAGTGGATGAGGTTGACGTTCTCGTGTATCGTGGCGTTCAGAATGTCGCGCATGGCCGGCGTCATGGTGAATCGCACCGTGAAACCGGCGTTGCGCAGGGCCGACGTGAATGCGTGGTCGCTGCGCTCGGAGACGTCGCGCGCAAAATGGCCCGCGAGCCATTCGGTCAGTCGGTCGAAGCGGTAGGTCCACATCCGCGACACCTTGGCCATGGCGTCGCGCAGCTCGTTGGCGGGCACGGCGTCCATCGCCATCGCCGGCGGGTACTGCCGATAGACCTGCTCGAGCCAGTAGGCCACCGAGTGGCCCATCGCCTCTACCTCCTCGAGCAGGCGCTTGCGGTAGAGCGCCTCGCTGCCGGTGTTCGGGCGGACCGGGCGCAGCACCTTCGAATTCCTCAGCTTGTCTCTGCGCAACGTGTAAGCCATCAGCTCAGCCTCGCCTTGGCCTCTGCTATCTGTTGGTCGAGCGCCTTCAGCTCCTCGGCGCAAGCGGCGGCATGCTCGTCCATGTAGCGCCCGAGCTTGTCCTTGAATTGTTCGTCGTCGGCCAGAGCGGCCCGCTCCCGAAGGCGCTTCATACGCATGATCAGGAACTCAAGCTCGTCCTTCACCAGGAGGAGCATGAGATACCTGTCGTTCGGTCCAAGTTTATCGCCCACGTCAGCGTCGCTCCGGCTTCATGATAGACGGGGTGCCGAGGCTGTCGGACATGGTCTTGCCGATGTACTGACCCCCGAACAGCGCCCGGTCGGCGAGGACCAGCAGCGCAATCAGGGCCACCGCGAACACCACGTAGCGGATGATGTCGATGACAGGCCCCATCTCGCCGCCGAGCCACGCGAGAAGCTTGTCGATGATGAACAGCACCACCATGATGACGATCAGGCCGATGGCAAATCCGATGATGCCGCCCGCCGATATGGCGCCGCCGCCGCCGAACAGGACGGCCTTGACCGCAAGCAGTGCCACGACGACCAGCACGACGCCGACCGCTATCTTGGCAATCTTCTGCATCATCGGGTCGGGGGCGAGCCGCTCTATGGCGACGTAGAACAGGGCGCCAGTCCCGAAGATGACGATGATTGTGATGAGAAAGTCGATGAGTCCTGAACCTGTCATGTCGCGTTCCTCTCTTGGCTTTGGCTTGGACCGGCACCACCCAGTCATTCGGACGGTGCCGACCATTCCGGCCGCGGTCAGGTCTGCGGCGGCTCAGCCGGCGTGTTGGCGGTGATCGCTGCCGCCAGCGCGTCGGCCGAGGCCGAGAGCTGGTTCGTGAGGTCGGCGAGCGCCGCCGGGTCGTTGGCGGCCAGCGCGTCCTTGAGCTGCTGGGCGATGCCCTGGATCAGCGCCACCGCCGATTGCTCGAGCGAGGTGTTGCGGGCCACTTCGGTCTTCAGGTCGTCAAGTGCAGACATGATCTCCTCCAGGAGGGTTGCGATAGTTTCCAGCCGCCCGATGGCAGCCGGGTCTTGGTGCACGTGATGGTGGACGTCGAATCTCACAGCTTCTTGTACATCTCAATTTCTGGTTCGTTCTCGTTCCCAGGATCGCGAGCCTGGTAACCTTGGCCTTCGTAGAACTTTTTATTCTCTGCGCTAGCGGTCAATAGCATGTTTCCAGCGCCTTTTGCTTTCATCGATGCCTCGATCTCCTTCAGAGCTTCGGCTCCGCGGCCCTTTTCTATTGAGCCGAGATATCGCAGGCGCGCCTCCGTGCCCTTCAACTCGGCAAAGCCGGCAGCTACGGCTTCGTTGTCGCGCTCCAGCACAGACAATCGAACATTGCGCCGCTGACTTAATTTTGTGCCTTCATAGGCAGCCAGCGCCTGAGACATGAAGAAAGCACCTTGGCTCCTGATGGAATCTTCCGGATCGGTTGCCTTTATGGCTTCTAGCTGCTTTGACCATTGGGCTTTCTGGGATTGAGTAGGAACTTCGATCTTGGAAACTTTAGCTTGAGCTGTTCCACTACCTCCGCCACCAGAGGTGAACTCGCCGCTGTGCTCGCCTCCCTTGACGCGCGGGTGATCGCTCTCATTCCAACCCGCCGCGTCCTGACCAACCCAATTGATTTGTGCCGTCCTAACAAATCGCTTGTGACCTTCGTCCCAAGCGATGATGAAACCACTCGGCTCATTCGGTTTCTGGTCCTGCCCCCCGAAAGGGGAGCCACCCTCGGGGGCCGCCTCCTCGTCGTCCTTCAGCCCCGCCTCCTCACCCTCGCCTTGGGCGCCCTTGGCGAACGGCTCCTTGCCGGTGAGGTTGACGACGTCGTCGATCGGTGCGTCGGGCACGTCGGCTACGTCGATGCCCTCGTAGGGCGAGTTCGGGTCGGTGGCGATCTTCTTGCGGATCTCCTCGGGGTGGAGCGCGGCGACGCCGTTGACCAGGATGTCGTCGGTCTCGGCGTTCATCTTGCGGACCTCAGCCTCTTCCTTCTCGGTCAGAGCCCACAGCGGGTTGAACTTGAAAGTGATGTCCTCGTCGACCTTGCCCCACAGGTTCATCATGGCGAGATGCATGACCTTGACGAGGTTGGGCCTTAGCGCGAACTCCTGGTAGGCGTTGATGGTGTCGTAGAACGCCTTCAGCTCGCCCTCGGATGAAGCGTTCAACCCGGACGGCGAGATGCCGAGCAGCTTGACCAGCGGGATGCGCGAGACCGAAGCCATGTGCTCCTGAGCCTGGGCCTGCAGCTTGTCGAGCGACGACAGCGGCGCCGACACGTTCTTGAAGTCCTCGCCCTCCTTGTCGAGCACGAAGGTGCCGCGGTTGTCGCGCAGGGAGTTGAACAGGTCGATGCGGTCGAACACAGCAGCCCCGTCGGTCTCCAGCGTCGACGACATGTCGGTCGCCAATACCATGACGCTGAAGGCGTGGATGATGTCGTTGACGCTCTTGCGGGTCTGCAGCCAGTTGTCGACGTAGGGCTTTGCGATCTGGGACAGCGACAGCCCGCCGAACCCGTAGGCCGGCTTGAGGATGTCTGGCACCGGGCGGCCGACGAACGTGAGCAGGCGCGAGGCATGAATCTGCTTGCCCATCACGAACCACTGGCTCGGGTTGTACCAGTCCTCGCGCAGCGGGTCGGTTGAGTTGTACTGCTGCGGGTAGGTCCAGATCGGCTCAACCACGGCCAGCCGTCGCAGGCTGTCCTTCTTGACCTTGAGCTTGGTGACGTCGTTGGCGCCGTCGCCGATGTCGGTCATCAGCTCTTGGCGGTCGAGTTCGTTGGGCTTCGCCTCGTTCCCGCCGAGGTCGACGTACAGGTGAACGCGGCCGAAGTAGCCGTCGAACTCTACCACCTTTGCGAACAGGTCGCGCACGCAGAGCCGGTCGAACTCCTTGGTCAGCTCCTTGATCTTGTCGGCCTTGCCGCCGCTGCCGGCGAGCTTCTCGGCCCGTTGCTTGGCGAGAGCGTTGCGCTGCTCGTCCTTCTCCTGCTTTGCTTCCTGCAGCTTGGCGAGGTTGTCCGCCATCGCAGGGTCTTGCTGCTGGGCGGCGAAGGGAGGGGCAGCGTCTTCGGCTCCCCCTCCCTTGGGGGCAGCAGGCTGGTCAACCTGCTCCGTTCCACCACTCGCGGACTCGTCGTCCTCGAGCTCGTCGTCGGGGGCTTCGCCCTCGGCAGTTGCTAGAACTTTTTCTTCGTTAGCCGCGGCTTCGTCTGTGGCCTGGAAAGTGATCCACTTGCGCGTGCACTCGGTCGCGATCACCTGGCTGATGACGCGATACTCTGGCCGCACCGTCAAGTTCGCCAGCTCGGCATAGCCCAGGAAGGAGAGACCTTCGGACCAGTAGGCGCCGAGCGAGGACTGCGCCCACGCGACCATGGCATCGGTCTGGGCGCTGTCCATCGCCATCGGCTTCTCACCCTTCGGCAGCACGCCGGGCGGCGGCACGTATGGCTTGAATATCTCCAGCGCGGAGAGCGGCTTGATCGGCTTCTGCCTGGCGCGCTCCAGCGTCAGCGGGTGGATGCGCCTCTTCGGACGATCGCCGACCACCCGTAGTGGAGTGGGGAGGGATGCCCCGCCGCCGGTGGAGCTGGTGAGCTTTGCCTTCGGCTTGCGCAGCTTCCTGCGCAGCGCCTTGAGCTCTCGCCTGAGTGCGGACTTCTTCACAGGCGCATCCTCACGCCCATGCCGGACGAACTAGGACCGTGAGCTCGCTGGAGGAAGGCTGGATTTATCTTCTTCAGCATCGGCCTCGCGTGCGGTTGGTGATAGACGGCCAGCGCCAGAGCGCAGACACAATCGTCGTGATACCCCATCTCCTCCGGCGCGCTGTAGCGAACGCCGGTGCGGGTGTACTCGTACTCAAACACCTCGAGCTCCTTGCGAATGGGTCCGTCGGGGAACGTCACCTTCTCGCTCTGGATGGCCACAGCCAGCGCCTCCATCAGTCGCTGCTTGCTGGCCGGGCTGAAGTTGTATCCCTCGAACCGCTGGAGGCCGCCGCGCTTCTGCAGCATCTCGACGATCGGGTCGCCGACGCCGGTGCTGTCGACCAGGGCCGGCGCGCGAGCCGTCTTGAGAACGTGCTCGATGGTGTCGTCCCACGGCTTCTGGAAGCGATGAAACTCGCAGACGTTGCCTTCGGCGTTGAGCGCGATGCCGACCGTCCAGTCGACGTGCTTCGCCAGGTCCCAGCCCCACACGACCGGCGGCCCCTTGGCGAGGGGCGCAACGCACCTGCCGATCGCGGCCAGCCCGAACGGGTTGCCGCCGTCGTCGGACGGCTCGGCGAGGTAGAGCTCACGAAAAACATTGTCCGGCAGCTCGCGCTTGGCGTTGGCGATCTCTTCATCCGCCAGGATGCCGGCTGCGACGGCGTCGGACGCCAGGATCTTGTGGTAGCTCATGCCCGGCTCGCCGGCCTCGGCCTTGCGCGCCATGGCGTAAAACCAGTTCTGACGGCCCTTGACGTTGCCAATGAAGCGGATCGGGCCGCGCGTCGCCGTCACCGTCGAGCGGATGGCGAACCAGCTGTCCTGGCGCAGGCGCGAGGCTTCGTCGATGACGGCTGCGAACACGTCTTCCCCGTACAGGTTGTCGGGCTTCTCGCCCGACTTGAACCAGATGACTGCGCCAGAGTAAGTGCAGGTCAACTTAAGGTCGCTCTCGTTAGAGTCAAACGTCTCGGGCGGGAAGTAACTCTTCATGCGGCGGTAGGCGATGGCAGCCTGCGGGTACACCGGCGCCACCCACCAGAAATTCTGCCCGACTTTTCCAAACAACGCCTTCTCGAACAGCCAGGCGATGCAGCCGACGGTCTTGCCTGTCTTGGTGCCGGCTTCGATGAGCGAGTAGCGTGCGTCGGCGCCGTTGACGTCCTTCGGCTCGAAGATGGCAGCCATCTGCTTCGGATACAGCGGCGGTCGTTCATAGTCGACCTGCTGCTCGACTGGGGCTGGCTGCTCAGGCGGCGCGGCCGTTGAGCTGCTTTGGCTTTGGGTTTCCGTCATCATCCAATGCTTGCGTCACGGCGACGGCCAGAGCCATCTGAATTCTCACGCTCGGAGAGTTAGGCTTCATGGAGATCGAAGTGAGTTTGGGGTGCACATAGGGCGCAGCGTCCACTGCGCAGCTCTGCGACTTGTCGCGAGCCGCTATCATGTGCGCAGCTATCTTGTTGAAGTCGCGCATCTCCTTGACGAAGATCTTTCTCTCGTCTTCGTTGGTGATCGGCATCGCAGCCAGCTCATTCAGCTTCTTCTGCATGATGTCGGTGAGCTCGGCGGCGCGCTCGCGCCAGAAGTTCATGTTGTCAATCATTACGTCGAGCGGTGTCTTATTCGCGGCTGCCAGCTCGTCAGCCTTCTTGCGTGTCAACTTGGCGGGCAATCCGGACGGACGCCCAGCCCCAGCGCGCTTTCCTCCACTTCTTCCAGCAACACCCGGCATTTGATTGTTTTCAAATTACCCTTTTTAAACTCGATAGCTTCGCTACCGGCGCAGCCCCGAAAGGCTACTGCTCCACAGTCGGCAACACCCATGCTGGCCTAAGCCGCAACGAGATTGCCTGCCTCAAACCTTATCGACCGCTTGGCGCCAAGTATTTCAATCGCAGCAACTTCCCGTTGGTCGGATGTCATCCCCACAAACGAGCCGATGAAATTCTGCAAAGGCCCGGACGTCACCCTGACCTTGCAGCCTTTGACAAAAGAAGATTGTTCCGGCTCGCGCATTATATCATCTTTGTCACATTGTGCCCTTAGCAGGGCAATCTGCTCCCCGCCGGTCGGCCCCAATACATCCAAGACTCCACGCATGCCGAATACGGTCTGCCAGCTCCCCTCGAGCCTGAAAGGCACATAATTATGCAGCAGCGGTTCCAGGCGGTGTATCCTTTTACCTCGATGGCGGACCGTGCGCTTGATCCTCGGGAAAAAACATTCAAACCCCTCGGCCTTGAGTTGCTTGATGATTTTTTCCTGATAAACAAAACGCGCTACGATAACAGCCCAACGTTGCGCCATGCCAAGGTCCAGAACAAAAGTCCAAATCTGCCTTGGCTGGGATTTATAGGTGGTTTGGGTCAGGTCTAGCAAGGGAAAATTGGTCAGGGGCGTTTAGGGGGCCTTTGGAGACTATTTGTTTCGTCTATGTTATTCCCGCCCAAAAAAGAGACCAAACCAGAACCTTGGTTCCCAGATCCCCGCATTTAGACCCAATCTTC